TCCACATACTCCATCTTCATAGATATAAATCTATGTATCATATAGTTAGACCACTGCTTCTTCTCTGTTTCGTTTAGAGAATCCCAATACCCTTTGGTCTGTTTTTGTGTGATGTGTGTGATGTGGTCAAATAGACCTTTGTTTTTACTTTTCATTTCTAGCCCACGAATCTTTTTTAAACTTCTCCGTTATTAAAAAAACACCTACTTCACTACAAAAACTTATAACCCGTGTTCTCGATACTGTATCTTTATATTTATACAAACTTTTCCAATCACTTTTTTTCATAAATACTCCAAACAAATACTGACTTGCTGCTAATGTATCAACCTTATTATATTCATCATATGAATATCTCAAAATAAAAATATTTTCTGTAATATCAAACTTAGGAATTGGTGCTGGCCATTGATCCACCATATATTCATCATAACCTATTTCATTAGATTCTAAGTTCTCTTTTAATTCATCTAACCATTCCTTAGTAGGATTATAGTCACCATACATAATATTTTTCAACCCCAATACAAAATCAAAATTATTGTCTTTTAAAAACTTTACAAATAAATCATAATTAAAATTAGTTCGTTCCACGTCACCTAAATCTATATTAGTATTTATCTCACTTAAATAACCATCAACCCAATCAAATGCAACAAAAGTTCCACATTTTTTATTAGACTCTGTTAAAAAATCATTGTCCACCCAATATTTTGATATATCTAATGTTATTTTTTCTATTTTATTCTCCGAACCCATTACATACCTTTAAACAATTGTTTCTCCAATTCTACATAAGTCAAACTTGGTGGTATAGTATCAGATTTAGTTTCATCTTGAATACATAAATTTTCATTCGTAATATATGCATTAATTAATCCCTCTCTAACTATTTGATGAACCATTTGACTATCAACTGACATAACAGGATTTTTCATATGATCAATAAATATTTTTGAAGCCTTTAGATTAACTACAAAACAAGTATTACCAGGTTTATACTCATAAGTACTGAAATAATCATTTATTTTGTCTTTTACAACCAACCCATTTGTTAAATAACCAAAGTGAATCATATCCCAATCGTCTGGAACATTTTTCCAATATTCTATTATTTTTTTCTCAAAACCATCTACAAATACACAATCATCTTCACATATAAGTATCGTCCCATAATCGTTCATTACATTTTTTTTATGTATTTCGAGAAAAGTATAATGAAGTCCGACCAATCCTTCTGTTAAAGATTTTCCAATTTCATAATCTTTTTCTTTTACTTTAAATAATTTTGATAATAACCTTTTTTTACTATAATCTATAGTTTTACCATCGATGGCAGGATATCTTTTCATAGGACTCAATATTGGATTTAATTTAATTCTCTCCACCATCAATCTATTCCTATCAGTTCTCCTATCAAGATTTATATAATACATCTTATCAAACATTTTTGTAAACCCAAATTTCTGATAGCCAATCCTCATCTATAATATTATACCACTCAGGATGATAACCTCTTTCATAATTTAAATTAAATAACATCGTTTGGATTTCACGATATTCTTCATGTGTCATATTTATTCGTTCATAACAAATAACTTGTGGTCTTACTTTATTAAAATCTATTGATTTCAAAATGTAATAATCATAAGATTCAGCATCTATATTTAAAAATCCAACATCATCTATATTATATTTAGATAATAAATCATCAAATGTTATACAATTGACCTCAATCTCTTTTATTATCAATGACTCGTCATTAACATCTATATCATATTTTTCTTTCCAACTCCCATCTAATGCCATTTTTTTCATTTCATTTACAAAAAGAATATCAAAAGATGTACATCTCGAATATTGTAATGGTTGTTCTTTTAAACTTTTATCATATAAATAATACATCTTTTGTTTACCACTTTCAGACATTATGGCTGAATTTTCAAATTCAATATTTTTAAAGTTCTTATAATTCTCTTTTGCAATGTCCATAACAAAATCAATTGGTTCTACACAAACTCCACTTAAATCACAAACTTGCAAATACTGATATATTGGGTCTGCATATATTCCATCATTCGTACCTATGTTTATAAAACTTTTATTTTTTATATTTTCTACATCAATCACAATATTGGAATTTTGAGAATATTTTACTATATTTGGATAAAACCTTTCATTCATTTTACTCCAGGGAGCTAAAAAATGAAAAAAATGTAGAGCGGTTGTATTACTATAATCTGTATCATCATAATAAGGTTTATTGGCCTCTTTCCACTTTGATATTTTAGATGGGATTCCAGTGTCATCATACCAACGGTCTAAAGCAGGATTACGATTAATAAATTTTTCACCAAGTTCATTCCATTTATCAAAGAAAATTAAATTGAAAATAGTTTGATCCCACCAACTATTTTTTGCCAATTCTAATTCAATATAATACCGAGTATAACACTCGATTAATTTATCAAAATAATTTTGTGTAATAAAATGTTTATTGAATAGCATAAAACAAGTTTGGAAGGCCTTTCCATCACCATATTTTTCATATACCTCATTTTTTGCAAGTTTTTGCTCATCTGTTAAAGATTTTTCTCTCTTTCTTTTTTCATATTCAAATGCATCATATTCTCCACCAAAGTGTTGCATAAAAGATAATCCATCAGTATTTGCATATAACAACTTTTTATCTCTGTCAAATAACTTTTTATCTATTTCTCCTAAAAACAATACATCCGTATCTGAAAACAATATCCAATCCCATTTAGAAAAAAATTCATCAAATAAATACATCTTATAAAAATGTGGTGGTGGATTTTTTGTTAATTTTGGTGGACGATATACCTGAACTATCCTATCGAAAATATAAAAACTTTCAAGTTCACTTTCTTCGGTCAGCACTAAAACAAAATCTCCGTCCCATTTACCTTCAATTATTGCACTCATAAACATTTGTCTGGCATAATAAGCCCAATCATTATTTACAACCGTAACTAAAACTTTTTTCCAACGACACCTTGTTAATGCCATTGGAGTGTCTAATCTATCTATTGTTTGTTTAGGATCATAAACAGAAATACCACTCAAACGATTATTTGAACGACCTAATCGTTCATCTAATAATGGATTTTCCACTTTCCATTTTAAATATTCTTTATACCTTGGATCAAATGACAATACTATCTTTCCATCAATCATTATTGCATTATCATTATTAGGAATTTTCTGATATCTACTCATCTCTGATATCAGTTTAGTAACCTTATTTTCTTTCATTTTATTTGTAATTATAATTTATGATAAATAAACCAATGAACCACTCGATATCATTACATAACTTCTATAAATCTTATAACCATCATCCATCTCATCATTCAATACTTTCGTTTCAAGAGATGATCTACTAGCAGAAGATATATAAATATCTTCACAATTACTTGAACTTGCATAAGTTTCAGTATTTGATTGTGATTCTCCACTTATAATATCCACCTGAGATTCTGGATCATACAAGTATCTTAATACAAATCTATCGTTATTTACACTACCAGTTAAACTACCATCAAGTCCTGCTGGATAATTAGCGTTGGTATGTTCAGAACCCGAAATTCCATGTTTTGCTAAACTATGACTTACACAATTTTTAAAAATGTCACTTGGGTTGTAGTATATAGATTCCGAAACTTTATCATTTGACTTCGATTCTATTACTTGAACAACAGAATTATATCCGTTAGACTTAATATGAGTTGAAAGTTTATTAAAATCAAACCGAGATTGTGATGTTATTTCAGTTAATTGTGAAGTTGTATTATAGCTACCAGTTGGAATCATAGTACCATCATTAGGAAATGGATATTCAGATAGAAATGGTGATGTTCCAAAATCTATCATTTTAGTACTATATGAACCAGAACAATAAAAATCTAAAGAAGCTATGACTCCAATATTATGAGAATTACTACCAGTCCAATAATTAGAAGAAGTAAAGGGACTACACCACCGAGTGAAATATGTTTTTATCGTATCTACATCAAACGATGAACTATCATTCGTAAATTTATCATACTGAGTATCCAGTAAGATATTTGTTATGGCAAGTCCTTGCCATTTATTTACTTCCTGGTCTTTTCTTGCTAAAAATGCCATTATTCTCTCCTGTTATCAATAAATATAAGAATTAATAACATTCATTACATACAACACTTTATAACTGAATCAATAAAGCTATAAAACATAATAATATTGATAATCCAAGTTTCCAATCTATACCTTCCCCGATGAAATAATAGGTAAAGATAGCAAATATCAATGTTCCCATAAAGTGAGACATAATCTTAAAGAACCAGGCCTGGTTAGAAAATGCAAAACTATACTTTGCTGCATATGCAAAGAATAAACCAGTTGGTACTGCTCCTATAATTGCTGGCCAGGGTGGTTTAGCCCATGCCCAAGCAATCTGTCCACTCTGTGTCAACCATGCAAGTGAATATCCACCTATCATACATAATGTCGTGTAAAGTAAATCCATTTTCATATTAGAACCTATAACTTACACTAAGTTCACTACTTCTTGGTGCTCCTGGATTAAATCCCCAACTACTTGCACTTGACCAATACTCTGTATCCAATAGGTTACGAATTTGTAATTGTACATCAAGATTTTCGGATACACCATACCTTACTGATAAATCAGTAAGAAAACTTGATGGTAATGTTGCAGAATCTTTTGTAGATACCCATTCACCAGTTTCATCATTATATCCATCAACCGAAACTTCGGAATTGTTTTCCATAATATAGATACCATCATAATACCTCGAAGATAAAACTGCCGTTACATTCTTATACTGATATCTCAAGTTACCAGTTAACATAGTTTGTGGAAATCCAGTTTCATATTTTGTTTCCGTATCAGTTGAATCTTGATACAAAACACTTCTACCTTCTTCACCGAATGGTGTTCCCCAAACATTCTTAGACTTTGAATAACTTGCATCTAAAACTAATCCATAAGGTAGTTCTACTGAACCATAAAGTTCCAAACCACTATAATTAGCATCTCCAATTGGAACATACTTACGACCTTTATAATCATAGTCGTCTATATTTGCCATTTCAGGATTAGTAATCAATAAGTTCTTACCACTAAAGTCCATATTATACAAGTTTAATCCAAAGGTCTTATACTTTACACCAAATTCTGTATCTACTACTTCTTCCAAAGTAATATCTTCTTTTGGATTACCATAATTAAACATTGCCCGTACTCTTGGTTCATTTAAAGATTTAGAAACACTAACTCGTGCAGACAAATCATTATTATGTTGATATACTACACCAGCCTTTGGTGAAATTATATTAAATTTCCTTGTCCAACTGATTGGTGATCCAGTAGTATTATTTGTACTAACCATATTCTCATCAACATTATACTCAATAGATGAATATTGTAAATCACCCATTAAACTGAACTTACCTATATTGGTAAGACCTCTAACAAATAAATGAGTTTGCGGTTTACGAATCTCAAAATCCCAAATTTTACCACCTTCAGATAATGCAATACCAACACCACCTACATCATAAAAATATGATTCTCCGCCTGCACCAAATCCGTTATTAACATAACCAATGTGGTCTGATAACCATAGCCTATTATCAATACCAACATAAACTTTACTATTATTAATTGTCTTTGATAATGTAGTTACAAGTCCAAGTTGTTTATGATCAACCCAACTTGAATATTGATATAGGTTAGGAAACCAAGGTGCTCCTGCGTTTAATGTTTCATAACTCATTAATCCACTATCGTCTTTACCAATAAAATAAAATCTATCAGTTAGTGCAAGATATCCATTGCCCCAAGAATAATATGCATCATTAGTAAGTTCAACATCATTACCAAAAGTATAACTATGATGTAATTCTAATTGTGGTTTATGATAGACGCTATTATCTAAACTTGACCTATCACCTGCATTAATAAAACTACCAGCAACACTTTCAGTTCCACCTTTGGCAAGTGAGAAAATATCACCCAAAGTAATAAAAGGTTCATCTTTTACACTTTCACTTTCAACATGAACATTTCCACTATAATTTCTACCATATTTGGCAAAAGTAGATGGTGATTGGCCATAAAAATGTAATGTATATAGTGCTGGTGAACCATGAAATGCGGTCTTTAATGTATGACCACCGATATTGGTTTTTCCACCAAAATAATAAGCAAATGATTCAAAATACTGACTCTGTTTGAATCCATAATCTCGTAAATAAGTAAGTTTTGTTGTAAAGTTTTCCGTAGTCTTACCTACTGAAAATCTTACATTACGAGAATCACCATTCCAAGTAGAATAACTTACTTTAGTTTCTGGAGAGTATGTATCTTCGGTACTAATATGAACACTACCACCAAGATTACCGATTCCATAAAGAGATGAACTAACACCTCGTTGAACCTGTATCTGTCGTGTGTTATCTTTTACTGCTTCCCAATTGGGCCACCAAACTAACTTTGATGTTTCATCACTAACTGGAACATTATTAATGGATATATTAAGTCTTTGTTCATCAAATCCTCTAACCCATAACTTTGTCTGTCCTCGTGCACCTGCGTCATTTCGAACATATACACCAGGTACTTTTGATAATTGATAGGCAATATCTTGACCTTCATTAACCTCAACCTGTTCCTTTGATATATCCGTGTAGGCTACAGGTGTATTTGATTTTGCAATATTATAATCACCAACTACAACAATCGTATCACCAACGAAATCGCTTTCCAACACTACTGGTGTCTGTGAATATCCAATTGTTAATGACATAATCAAAATTAATAACTTATTCATTTATTATTCTCCTATGTTTATTGTTACTTTATTTCAAATATTTCTTTTTTAATTTCTAAAGCAGACTCTACATCTTTGGCCAGAGATGCACCACCTTCATTCCAACCTTCTATGTGAAAAATTAATTTTTTAAAACCTAAATCTTCCAATACTTTAGGATGATTTACTAACATAACAGATGAAAGTTTTCGTCCTCGATGTTGTTTTTCTACATAAAATTGCCCACCAAAGACTTCATCACTTTCTATAAATATATCAGTAATAAACTTAAATTCATTTTTTTTATGCTCTTGTAAATTATAAACTAATCCATTAGTTTTATTAAAATAAACAGATAATTTTTTTAAAATATCCCAACACCATCCTATTATTTTATCATCCTTTTCCATAACATGAAGTATCCAATCATCTCCATCTAATCTCCACTTTACATCTTCCATATCCCACATACCGTGATAATCTAACTCATCATTAAAAATGTCCAATGCATTCTGTAACTTTATTTCCATCTCATCGTCTAATTCCTCAACTCTAAAATAAGTTACCCCGTTTCTCATATATTCTTCGGATGCTTCCCAATCGCGAGACTTTCTAATTGCAGGTTTCCATTTTTCAAAATCCATTACACAATCAAGGAGTTTAAAATCATAAATATTATCTTTTACATATCGATATTGTGAAGATACATCTGCCTGCATTCCTGATAAGATGCATCTCCAAGATGTCGGTGGGAAATAATGTCCACTTGAATCCTCTGCCTCATTTAATTTTAATTTATCTAATATTTTACTCAATTCTTCTCTAATTGGTGTGCTGTATTTAACGTGTTTCCAATAAGAAGTATCTTCTCTTGATGTTAAAACAAAGTGTGCCTGAATAAAATCTATTATACCATTAATTGTCCATAACATATTCTTATTATAAGTTTCTATATTTGATTTAACAGGTTCGTTATCGGAATTATTTAAGTGCCATACAAAACCACCTATTCCTTTTAATATAAGCATTATACCTGTACTCTCAAGTGGTTCTACAAATCCAGTAGCCAAACCTATTGAAACACAATTATTAAGCCAAGGATTTTGATGATATCCACATTTCATTGGTACAGATTTAAATTCAACATCTGAAACTTTTAGGTATTCTCTAAATTCTTTTTCTGCTTCTTCTTTAGTAATAAACTTACTACTATAAACATAACCGACACTATATTTATCCCACATGGAAATTCTCCAAGACCATCCCGCATTTAAACCAACACAATCAACATAAGTTATCAATTCTCTTTCTTTATCCTTATATGGTAAATGTGTATATATAGCTGAATCATTTAATAAATAATCATTAACGGAAACAAACTTATCTTTTAGTGTCTTTTCTATTAACAACGAATTAAATCCCGTGGCGTCTATAAAATAATCAGCTTCAATTTTATTAGAACTACATATTAATTCTTTAATATAATTATCTTTATCAAGTTTGACTTCCCCAACCGTATCTAAAATATAATTTAATCCCCTTTTAATTGCTATATTTTTACAAAAAATTGAAAACTTACTAACATCTAAATTATATGCATACAAAGGCCAATCTGGATCTTCATCAAAAAAAGGATGATAGAATGTATCATGTTTTCCCTTTGAATGAAAATTAGAAAACCTAATTGTAGTTTTATATGTAGCACTGCATTCTGACATCCACTCTTTCTCATCCAACCCCAACAGAGATTCAAATTGTTCTGTTACAGAAGGAACTGTAGCCTCTCCTACTTCATTTTTATCTATATCTGGAGATTCAACTAAAGAAATCTTTATATCTTTTGTATTATTAAGTAATGCTAATGCAGAAATCCATCCTGAACTTCCACCACCTACAATACAAATATGTTTTATTTTGCTATCAGGTATCATAAATGTACTTCACCCCTACTATCAAATCCCCTTACGGTACTTCGTCTTATAAATCTATAACCACCATCCACCTTTTCAAAAATATCTCCTGTATTATACCACTCTTTTATAAATTTTTCTTCTCCTAAATATCCAAGAAAAACTCTTGATCCCTTAATTAATAACTCTCCATTATCATTTAACTTAACTTCATAATCTTTATGTGGATTCATCACCAAAGTATTCTTACCTACCATACCAGGCATTAAAAATTCAGTTGCAGAATAACTATTCCACCAGTCACTACCACCCTGCTCTTTAAACTTATCAACATGCCGTTGTTCAACGATATCTGCACCCATAGTTGTTTTTGCACCATCGAAATCTTCAGTACCATCTAACATATCGTTCATCTTTGGTATCATTGGAATCATTGTAAATGCATTCTTATTAATCTCAGATGGATTCCATTTCTCTATTATAAATCTTGCTCCAGATAAAATTACTGGTATGGTCATCATTAATGGTGCTGTCGAATTGGGTATTTCTGTACAATAAACAAAATCATCTTCTGTATATTCCCATTCTTTTAATGATGACAACACACATTGTTCGATAGACTCTTTTGAATGGGTTACAAGTTTACTTTTACCTGTTGTGCCAGATGTAGGATAAACTGCTGCAATATCGTCTGTTAAATATTTAGCCTTAGACTCTATTTCATCAAGATGTTCCTGTGTAATATTCATTGATACTGGAATATATGTCGTTCCCGTTTTATAACAAGCGAAAAAATCAATTACATAATCCATTCTTTCTTCAGATTTAGATATAAGATATGTTCCATTTAATTTTGTCTCTTTCTGACCACAAAACGGACTATACCTCATATCTACTTTATCTACTAATTCAGGATGAACATTCTGTAACATCTCGTATAACATCATGCAAATTCATCTACCTTTTCCCACTTATCATTGGAAGTTAATTTAAATGCCCCAACAAATATTTGATTCCATTGGTTGGGTTCTATCAGACTCAACCATAAATGTCCTTGTTCATGTTGATATAAATAATAAGTGTGTCCTACAACTGGTTGGAAACTGTATTTAGCATTATACACAAGTTGATTCCATTCATATTCTTTCATCAACTTAATATATTCTTCTTTTATCTCATTATACCGTGTTTCAAAATAATGATTGGTTGATACTATTCTCTGTGATTTCCAAGAACTAACATCAGTTGGTTTTATTGATGGTGCTCCAACATTACTACCATAAGGAAGTATTCCTGGATTGTCAGCAACATTATCTGGTTTTTTCTTACCCATTACTTTTTCTTTTTACCAAATATCTTTTCCCAATTTTCATCCCATTTTTCCTTAGATACAGACATACTTCTTTTGCCCCGTTTCGCAGTATCCTCAAATTTTTGTCTAAGTTTTTGTTTCTCATCTCTCCATCTTTGTCTTTTATCCATCCTATCTCTATAAGCATTGGAGCTTAAAAATCCGGCACCAGTAGGTTGTTCATTATGATACTTACCAAAATTAGATTTCTGAAACTCAAATCCCTTTGGTTTTCTAGCCGGTTCACCCGGCATATATATCTTTGACCTTTTTTCGGCCTTACCCTCATTTGGGTCTGGTATCCAACCTTTATCTTCAGCCTTCTTTTTTCGTGCACTCACATTACTTCTCTAAGTCTGGTCGTGAAAGTGAATCTTCTTTTGGTTTATTTATTTCGTCATCCAAACCAAGTCCAGCACCTTCTATGAACATCTTTGGAACTTTACCACAATTACCACAACTATAAACTTGCACAGGAACAAGTGCTTCTTGACCTGTTGGTGATAAAATTGGTGAAATTCTTTTAATTACACTTGCTGTAATAAAAAGGTAATTCCCACAATCATCACATTTTATAGTATCTGCTTTTTTCAAATCCACTTGAACTTCTTGCTGTGGTTGTTGACCAAGCTGTGGTCTATTTTTTCTTTTAGCCATTTTGTAACTCCTTTAATTCTACGGTTGCAACTCCGTGTTTTTGTACTACTAACGTGGTACATCTTTGTGCAAATTCTATTGCCTTACTTATATCTTGTGTATCTAAATAACCACGAACTAATCCTGCTATAAATGTATCTCCTGCACCACTTACATCTTTTACTGGAACTTCTTGTACTGGAAATTCTTTTCCCTTATATCTACATCCTTTACTACCTAATGTAACAATAAGTTTATCTTCAAACTCCTTATCTGATAATAATTCATGATTCTTCTTATACTCTAATTCATTTATTTTAATGTAATCGGCATCTTTAATCCATTCACCAAGTTTCTTTTTGGTATCTACAAATACATTCTTATTGTATTTACATATATGCTGAATATCACTTTCCTCTAAAAAACCCTTACAATAATCTGAAATAATAATTGCATCAAGATCATCTACAGTACCAGTCAAAGTGTAAGATGTAAGTTTATTGTTCATCACACCTTGTAATTTTTTTATTTTTATTCTATCACAATAATCATGTTCATCAACTCTTAATACCATTTGACCAGAACGATTTTCTACATATCGTTTCTTTACAATACTATTTCCATTCGTTATACTATAAATGTGCATATCTAATGATTCTACATTATTTGCAACATTTTTTGCCATACCATCATTTTTTTCTGTATGAGTTGGTTTAAAAACTGGTACTGGTGCCTCTGGACTAATACGAGTAATATCCCCATACACAAATGTATCTTGACAACTATCTCCTATAACTAATACTTTCATTGAAAATCCTCATATCTAATTTATTTGAATAAAAATAATATTCATCTTTAACTTCTTCAAAATCATACTTTTTTATATTTTTAAAAAAGTTTTTATTAAAAACTTCTATCTGTTTTTCTGTCGGTAATAAATATTCACCATTATAAACTCCCTGTGAAACTAAATCTCTAAAATCAATAAAATAACATCCAAGTTTAATTGCCAATTCAAAAATCTCATCTATTTCTTCTATATTGTCCTTTGTTACAATAACTACATATTTAATTCTTGGATTTTTTGTTTTTTTATTTTCCTTTAAATAAGTAAGGTTATCAATAAGTATATTCCAATCCTTAGATTTTAACTTTCTTGTTTTACAATAAGTTTCTTCAGTTCCTGCTGAAATATTAACTTCAAAATTATCTACTCCCCATTTTATAAAATTATCCATATCATCATGATTAACTCGCGAAAAATTAGTAAATATTTTAAGTTTAAAATCTAATTTCTTTGTGTGTTCAATCATTTTCATAATATCTTTTATAATAAATGGTTCACCACCGCCACTTATGGCAATCTCTTCACATCCACCAAGTTCTTTCAGATCATCTACAATATCAATATAAGTTTCTAAGTCAAATGTTTGTTTTGACCATTCCTTAAAATCACCCCTTTGTGCGTTATTTTCCAACATATCATAAGACCAATTCCAACAGAAATTACATCTATGATTACAGGGATTACTTACTTCAAACTGGAACTCTCTTGGCCCAACAAGTATCTTATCATTTAACATCCCCTCTCTTCTTTCATCACTCAGCATACCCCATAATTTTTCATCTGTATTTTCTAAATTACGAGAAACCGCCTTTTCCATTGAATAATGTGGACATTCAAAACAATCACCATTCCACTTCTCATTTTGTTTTTCTAAATTATATTTTAACTCGTGTCTTAAATCATCATATTTTTTAGAGTTCCAAAACTCCTTAAATCCACCATCCTTATCATAATTGCCTATTGGTGGTGTTCCACAGCAAAGAAAATAATCTTTATCAACATTAATTTTCCCAAATCTGTATCCAATTAGACATTGTGATAAAAGTGGTTTCATTAAATTATCTCATCTATCAACCCATACTCTAAACAAGTTTTTGCATCCCACAATAAATCGTGTTTCAGTATTTCATCAAGTTTCTTCATTGGAACTTTGGTATATTTCTTATACACATCTTTAATGGTTTTCATCATTAAATCAAGATTCTGTTTCTCATCCTCGAAATTAGCGTATGTTCCCCAAAAATTACTACTTAACTGGTGGATCAACATATAAGAATTTCTACTCATAAATCTATAATTACCAACTACTGACAAAAATGTGGCTGCACTTGCTGCAAATCCGTCTACATAAGTATGGACTGGAACTTTTGTTCTCAATATTGTATCCATAGACGAAATACCAGCAGTGATTGAACCACCACCTGAATTTATCAATACTTTAAGTGTAGGTGGGTCTATATCTAAAGTATTTGCCAATGTCAAACTCTTAGATTCTATCTCACCTATCTTTTTATTTAATTCTACTGCACTTTCTCTGTTTACATTAGAATAATAATAAATCTTATTCTCGTGAACCGATATATGTTTTTCTGGTTTAACACCATTAGGTTGTGCGCCTTTTTTAACAGGTGGTTTCTTTTCACCCCAATATTTTTCTACCATCATTCTACCACATCTACTATTTTTGATTGCTTTGCAATTATGGTTTCAAAAACAAAAGGTGAATCTTTTAACCATTCATTTACTTTTGCTTCTGCAACACTTACTGAATCACATTCCACCAAGTAAGTCTTACGAACTTTCTTTTCTTTTACTCCGTTTTTTGTCTGTATTTCCTCTATGAAAATAACCGTCGCCTCATAATACATTATAACTCCTTATTTTATTATTCGTAGTATTTCTATTATCATTGCCATCGCGTTGATTTCCTTATCAACCACTTGGGCATCACTTAATTCATATTTTGCTATTATCAAGATACATTCTGCAATATGTCCTTTACCATAACTATCAACTTCATCATATAGAAGTCTAAACAAATCTGCAAAATCTGTAACCTTTGCGTCTGCCATCAACTGACGAACATTATTGAATGCACTCTTTTTATCTTGTTTCTCTAATATCTCCAACAACTTTAACTTATAATCGTTCTCTACAATACTCTGTTTATCAATAACCAACTTACCATCTACTGATTGTCTTTGTGCACCATTGATAACTCGTCTTATATCGGGATAACCACTATTGACTAATATTGCCAAATCTTCTCTATCATAATCCACACTCTCTTGACTTAAAATGTTATGTAGATGTTTTGCTACATCATTTTTATTTGGTGGTATGACCTGAAATGTTTGACACCGAGATTGTATCGGGTCAATAATTCTCTCAACAAAATTACAAGTCAAGATGAACCTACAATGTTTACTAAATGTTTCCATTAGATTACGAAGTGCGGCTTGGGCGTTTGGTGTGATGTAATCACACTCGTCCAAGATTATAATCTTGTAATCCTTGAAGCCCATAGTGGATGCAAAGTTCTTAACCTTACTCCTTACGGTTTCTACATTGTTCTCGTCTGACGCGTTAATGTATAGATAATCACATTCTATATTATTAACAAGTAGTTTTGCGAGAGTGGTCTTACCTGTACCAGCCTTTCCGAACAGTAAAAGATGTGGTAAGTCGCCACTCTCCAAATAAACCTTGACTTTACTTTTTAATTGGTCATTACCAATATAAGTGTCAAGATTAGAGGGCCGATATTTTTCTACCCAAAGGGTATGTTCATTTTGCATTTTTTAATTCCTGTAAATATTTATTAAATTCTTCTTCAAAATCTTCTGATGACATTTTATTTTCAGAAAACCCACCTTTAAGATGAGTAAGAAATGGTTTATCCTTATAGTAATATGTATGTAATGTATCGTTTGTTTCCCAATTTGGATTATCATAATAGGGACCCAAATGTAAATACTTTAAATCATTATAAAGACAATAGATAGTTGCTCCATGATTTGTATCACCATAATACCAATCTATATTATAATTATCAAAGAACTTTCTCTTACACAAGAAAAAATACGCATCTGCAAATCCAAGTTTTTTAGTTTTTACATATCCACCATTTTCTGGTCTTATTGATACTGGCTGTTGTGAATATTCCTTGATATATTTATCTAAAAAATCTCTATTCAATAAATAAGTTGAAATCCATATCTTTTTATTATCAACTGAAATATATTCAAGTTCTTCTTTGTCCATATGTTCAATCATTTCATCAATACAATCTTGATGATAAAAAGTATCATTATGTTGTAATACAATGTAATCACCCTTTGCTTCCTGTGTTCCTAAGTGGAATGCCATAGATACCCACATAGTTAAACAACCAAGATTATCTAAACTTGCCTGTATATCTCTATGATTCATATATTCAGGAATCTTTTCAAGTTCCTCTACTGGTAATGCTTGCCATCCTTTGATTACTCTAACATTCGGTAAATCCATTTTTGGCCAAGTGTGACTATTATCTACTAATATAATCTCTTTTTCACATTTGAGTGAATTAATATTTTTAATTGTTTTTATTGTAGAATAAATTATATTTGCAGAATCGTTTTCTTCCCACAACTGTTCTTTTTCATTTAAGTTTAAAAACTTATCTTTTTCTATCGTAGAAAAAGGTATAATAAAACTAATCATTTTAACTCCTAATATCCTGAATATTCTTGAAACTCATCCAAAAAATCTTCTATATTTCTTTCCTTATTATTTTCATAATATTTTATAATTCTTCTTAAATCTACCATTCTTGTATAATTTGCATCTAAAGCAACCCACCTATTTATCATATCTGAATCGTTATCATACCAATTAGTAAAACTTGGTCTATAACAACAATTTAATTTTCCATATCTTCTAAATTTAATAGGATATTCTGGTTTATTTTTTGTTATAGTAATCCATAATCCTGTTTTTTCAACCGACCTTAATCTTTCCTCATTTCTTGGATAATCTGCTATCCATTGTGGCGTTCTCATATAAAAAGTATCGAGAAAAAACTTATGATAATCATATGCAGAATCAAACATATCTACCATCAATTCTTCAAGTTCTTTTAAGGTAGCATATTGTCCATCTCGTTTTGTTATTAATAAATCTATATCCTTAGTTTTTTCTGGCCAAGATATAAAACCACCAAATATATAATAATTAAACTTATCAAAATATTCATGTTCTTTTATATCCATCAACCAATTAACAAATACATCTATATTCGGAACAATGGGAGTAAGGTCTTTATTTCTCAACCAACTCATCTTTACAGTTCTCTGATGAAATTCATCATTGTCTTTTAATTCAGAGTTCCTTTTTATTGTCTCAACTACATCATCACTTGCAGTAAATCCCAATTTTCCATATTTTTCAATTCTTTCTAATGCGTTAGCCCAACTTCTTCCCTCTGGAGGTTCTATTTCAAGACGATGGATACGCAATTCTTTACTTTCTATATCATACAAGTATCTATTGGGATACACAAATGACTCAGTTTCAAAATGAAAAGATCCAAGTGTAATTGTAAAATCAGTCATTGAAGTGGTATACTCATAAGTTCCTATCAAATATGGATGTCTAATAAGTTGAAGTTCTAACTCTCCACACTTATATGTTTTAGTAAGAGGTGTTTCATCTGAAAACTCATAATGATTATTAAAATAATCATCTACTTCCTTGAAATATTTCAAATCTAAAAAATAAAAATCTAAATCGGCATCTGTCAATGGTATTCCCATAAACAATCTCATAATCGCCCCGCCTCTCAAATAGACCTTATTTAGTTTTAATATATCAATATTAAAATTATTATTCTCGAATATATTATACAACTTATCTTTCATCTGTGAATCAAAAAGTTTTCTATCCATAGTTTCTTCTAAATACTTATCGTATTCTGTTCCATATAACTTTTCTTTAACCTCATCATAATTTGATATACACTCATCAAGTGGTAAAATCCGTGTTTTTTTCAAAATAAAATCTTTGTTGTTATCAATATCAAACCAACCATCTTCAATCTTTCCAGTATAATTTTCTAAATCATAACTCTCCAATGCAAGAAAATCAGTTTCCTTTAAAAAACTATTTACATCTTTTTTATTGGTAATTAATTCTTGATAATCCAAACCAAGATACTCAAAACATTTTTGTATTGTTTTATTATTTTCGTTAGTAAAATTTATATCAAAATCTAACACCATATCCTCGTAATAAATTTCTAAAGCATTAGGGAACTTTTCATCATATATCTCCTCTTGTTCTTCGTCAATGCGAAATCTATCTAATAAATCATCTACATCCACTTCAACTTTATTTTTCAACCAGGGATTCTCACCATCATTTATCAAATAATTATCTCCCCACTTTCCTTGATTCTCATAAACTTTTTTCCAAGAAATATATTTTTTCAATCTGTTTCGTCTTTTTAAATGTAACACTTTGTAATTATTTTCTTTAACAAGTTCACTTATTTTTCCATCTCGTTTCAAATCTTGAAAGTATAAAAATTTGAATCCCTTTGATATTACACCACTATAATCCTTCAACCAAAAGTTCTTAATTAAATAATCAGGATGTTTCCAAAATATTTCATTCAAAAAAAGATTTCTCATTTCTCCAAGAATTTCTCCGCGATTTACACACCGAGGATGCATATTCAAAATAGCCGATAATAAAAGACTACCAGTTCGACCTGAAGTTATGATTACATGGTCAGCATTCATCATTGCCATTATCCAAAGGGGAAAGGGGCTCTATTTAAAGATACCTCTTCTTTTATCGTACCACTATCATGGAATATTTTTGCATTAACAACAGGAGTTCCAAAATCAAAATTACACTCTAACTCTTTTTGTCCATTGTGATACCAAAATGTCCATTTACCATGCATCATTCCATGTTTCATACCACCTTCTGACCTTTTAATTCCACTAACATGCCATTCTGTCCATTTACCATCTAATTGATTATTTTTATAAATACTATGTTGCTTTTTCTTACCATTTTCATACCAAAGAATATAATTTCCATGATTTAATATACCACTTCGTTCTATTTCACTTATCTTCTGTCCAGATTCTATCCAATCTGTAATTTTCTTTAACATAGCGTTCTCATACAATTCCTCTTTCATTTTTTTTCCATTAGCATGATACCATGTCCATTTTCCTTCCTTATAATTATCAACATACTGACCAGACATAATTAATATTTCATCCATTCTATATCTTTTTAAATCACCGTCTCGTAACCCATTTTTGAAAGATTCTATTGATTGTATTTTTCCACTCTCCCAATATGACTTAATCTCTCCTTCTTTCTTATGATTTTTCAAAGAACCACTCTGTCTTAATTTTCCATTCGGATGATAATACTCATATGGTCCTCTCAGTTCTTCATCCTCAAATGTCTCTTTTGATTTATTAGTTCCATCTTCATTCCATTGAATTAGAGTGCCCTGTAAAACATCATTTACAAAATCACCTTCCCATTTTTTAAAACCATTTTTAAAATAAAAAATACATTTTCCATCTCTCTTACTATTCTTATAAACTGCTTCTCTTTCTATTACACCATCTTCATACCAATTTTTTGATTTACCATGAAGTAGATTATTTTTATACTCAAATATAGATTTTAATTTTCCATTATCATAATATGATTTTTCTTTTCCTTCTTTTTTATCACCATCCATTTCACAAGATAAAGTTAATTGACCTTCCTCGTTATACCATCGATAAACATTTCCTTTTATATGTGGTGCACCATTATTATATAATCGTTTATTTTCTACTTCTTGTTCTAACTCATCAGCTAACTTTTGTTCTAAATCAGGATTCTCATCTTTCCATTTCAAATATTCTTTATATCGTGGATCAAATGATAATACAACCTTTCCATCAATCTCTATTGCATTTTTATTATTTGGAACTTTTTTATATTTTACCATCAAATATCCTGTAGTTCATCAGAACCTTCCCAAGTTAAATTAAATCTTAAACTTTCTTTTTTATTACCATCATCATCCCAAACTTTACCATCAATAAGTTCTCCATTTTTACAAATAACCTCACACTCTTTTTGTCCATTGTGATACCAAAATGTCCATTTTCCATCCATTTCATTATCAACCATTAAACCACTACTTACATCTGTTCCAGTAATACGTTGTTCTGTATACTTACCAACCACTCTACCATCTTTATAAATCTTAGAAGCCTTAACTTTTCCATTATGATACCAAAAAGTAACATTTCCATCCATTTTACCATTAGAATAACTTATATCATGAACTTTATTCTTCTTATCATCCCACTTTTTTTCCCTTGTAAGTCCATCATCTCTATATATCATTTCCTTTTCTTTTACTGTGTTCTGATACCAACTATTCCAATCTCCTTGTTTTTTACCATCTTTATAATTACCTTCAACCTTTTTTTCTCCATCATAAAAATATGTCATATAATTTCCAACCAAAACTCCATTTTTATAATTTTCAACTAATGCCTTTTTACCATTATCGTGCCAATAATTCCATTTATCTATTTTTTTATCATTGTTGTAAGATCCAGATTTCCAAGTTTTACCATCCATGAAACAAGAAACCCATTGACTATTCATTTTTCCATTAACATATTCTCCAGTCAAGTAAGGTATCCCGTTCTTATGATATTCCTTATAATCTCCATTTAATTCTCCATCTTTATATTTACCAATTTTCCACTCTTTACCATCTGGATGCCATTCTTTTACAATACCATCTAATTTCCCATTTTTATAATTTTCTTCTTTACCTATACTTCCATCATCGTTGGTATAAATCCACTTACCCACTTTTTTTCCATTTTTATATTGTCCATCAAGAACCACCAATCTACTATTATTAAACTCAAAATATTTACCATCTAATTTACCACCTACATAATTAAGTTCCCCACTTTGACTTTCAGTATCCTTATCAAACTCAATCCACTTTCCTATTCTATTACCATTTTCATAAAACCCTTGATATTCTTTATTACCATTATCATAAAAATATATCCATTCACCATCCCTTTTATCATCTTTATACTGACCTTCATATTCTGGTATTTCATCATATCTCCACCCCTTACTTATTCCACGTCTTTTGCCTTTTAAATATGTTTGTTCATCCCATTGACTACCATCATCGTGCCAAGACTTCCAAACTCCATCTCTAAGCCCGTCTTTATGATGTCTGTAGATACTCATCTCACCATTTGAATGATACAGAACCCAATCCCCTTCAGGTTTACCATCTTTAATAATATATTTTTGCCAAAGTCGTTCATCTCCGTGATTATATGAATGTTCTCCATCGGTAACTTCCAAATCACAATCAAAATGTCCATGTGTATACCATTCTATTTTGACAATTTTTCCATCATCATCATAATATATGTATTCACCATGTTTTTGTTCAGAATTTGTCATTATACTCTTTCCATATTGGATTAAATCTTAAATTATTATCTTCCCATTGTGCAGAAAACCTACCAAAATGAACACTAATAATTCCCTCTTCCGAATAATCTCTGTCATCTTGAAAATCTTCCTTTAGTAATTCTTCAGACCAATCTAAATCATTGTGTCTTTGATATGTGTTTATAAACTCATCACCTAAATCATACCATTCAATTGGTATATTTAAAATACTTTGAGCCAAGGTTAAATCATTAGTAATATCGTGAAACACATGATATTCGTGATAACAATTCATCAATTTTTCAAACATATTATCCTTGACCATCTCTTTAGGGTTAAATAACATATAACAGGCCTGGAACGATTTATTCTTATTAAACTTTCTAATAATATCTAAATCTGATGTATCAAATTGTTTTTCAAAAGGTAAACCATCTTCTTTTGCATAAAAAGACTTATCTCTTTCTTCCAACTTTAAGTCAATCTCATTAAAATATAATACATCTAAATCTGAATAAAAAACCCAATCCCATTTAGTAAAGTGTTCTGTAAATAAATAAAACTTATAAAAATCAGGATGTTTACATCCAAGTATTCTTGGAGCATAAAATATCTCAATCCCCTTATCAGTAAATTCCTCTTTATTAAACTCACCTTTATCTTCCTCGGGAACTATTAAGAGAAAATCTCCATCCCATTTATCTTTTACATTATAAAACAAACTTTTTGAATACGAAATATACTCTTTATTTGCTAATGCTACAAAAACCTTTTTCACTAAAAACTCTCTGACAAATAACCTACCATTAAATCCTCAACTCCTGGCATATTTTTTGAAAACTCTTTTGCGAACTTTTCCTGTTCACCTATAAATATACTTAAATCTCGTGATACCATAAAATATTTACCCTCATACCACCTAATATCAGTTTTAATAAAATTCAAATTATAATCAATATTACCATCACCATAATGTCCATTAAAATATATTTTCCATATTTCTTCTGAATGTGGACCTATATAATTTATTCCCCAATAATCATCATTATTATCTTCACAAACTTTCGACCAACTTTGATCTCCCCATCTATCACAGGAATAAGAAAATCCATCTCTACCCTTTACAAACATATTTTCATATGTTAACTTTGATTTATAAAAATTCCAAGTATCGTTAAAAATAGTATCATCACATTTTATTAAATAATCATACTCTTTGTTTTCACTGCACCATTTCATCATTTGTTGAGTTTTAATTGGTAAATCTTTATAATCTGTGTGATAATTTGCACCCCATTCTATAACCTCTATATTCGGGTCATCACAAATCTGTTTGTAAAACTCTTGTGCTTTAAAATTATCTAAATGTTTTTTATACTCTGAATCAGTATAAATTACTACCAAGTATGTCATTTTCAATAATACCTAAATGTTTTAAAATTGAGTTTATCTGTACAAAATTCCAATAGTAAAATGTATCTCCTTGATCTTTATAACCAATAGAACCAGATTTTATATCATATGTAAGATATAAATTAGGATGTGTTCCTCTTGTCGGTGGATCTATAGTCTTTGAGTAAGGCATTACTTCACCATATAAATAACTAAGTTCTAAAACTTTATTATCTAATATATCAAATTTCAAATTGGGTGTACCTAACTCATTTTTAATATTTAATACCACATCAATATAACTTTCTAATTCTTTTTCGTTTAATCTACTACACTCTGGACTATAACTTTTCCCATCAATTGATCTATGAATATTACCAGACCAATCAGAAATATTATTATATGGAAATGATGATGGAGAGAAATATTCTCTCTTTTTCTTCATTTTATAACCATATATGTTATCATTCGTAGCAAATATATAATATTCCCAATCATAATCAAGATATTCTTGAACGATACACGGAAAAAAATTTTCACTATTATAACAATCAGAAATATATTCTTCTATTTGATATAAATGTTCTTTTTTCCACACATAAAAACAACTCTCTCCACCAGCCCCATATGAAGATTTTACTACCGTCCCAACTGATACATTACTTAATAATTCATCCAAAGTATTACAAATAATACTTGGAATTTGAACTCCATATCTTTCTAAAAGTTCATATTGTCTAACTTTATCATCATAGTAATAATATGCCTTTTTATTTGGCCACATCTTTTCACCATAATAATCATATAACTTATCAAAGTTTTGAGAATGGTAATGTTTATCGGTTATATTTTGACCAAACCGACCTATAAAATAATCACCTTTCCAATCATCTCCACCATAATCAGGCGGGTCTATATAATCTATTATTTTATTTGGAATATCACAATAATCTAATACTTTATTAAATTTATAACAATAAAGACTATTATAACTACTATTTAAACTTCGACGCTCTGGTTCATATACCTTATCATCTCTATGAATTATAACCATTCAATATACCACTATCCTTCATTTAATAACGAACCACCCGATTGGTCAAGGGTTGCAGATCCTTCACAAATACAAACTATTATCCCTGGTTTTGATGTGGTAGTTGCAATCGTTATATAATCATGCACTTCCGTTTCAAACGCATAAAAAGTTTTGCTAGTCGCACTTCCCTGAGTAACTGAACTCAAGGCTGTACTTGATACCGTTTGATCAGAAAATTTCATGGTCGCGACGACACTCATATTCATAGCCGATAAAGTTGTCATAATGGTATCCTTCCATTGACTAGCTGAATTGACATATGCTGGTATCCGACTATCATCAGCCATATGAGCGTACTGCATTGATGTTGTTGCTGTGAAACCTGTAATGGATTTGGTTGTGTCCCTCCATGAAAAAGTTGCAAATTCTGTGGTAAAGGGTGGATCTCCAGCAGCTACCCTATAATCACCATTATTAGCAGAAACATCAATACACTGGCCGTAGCATGCGTCCCGTGCACCTGCACTGGTGCCATCTTCAGTTGCATCTATATCCATTAAAGCACCATCATCGCGAGTATATATCTGTTGTTCTGTGGAGCCGTCTGCTAAGAATTCCATGATTCCTGTATCCCCTGAAGCACCACAAGTCATCCTAATGTGACGCTCAAATTCAAGCTCCCACCGAGGAGGTTTAATCGTTCTACTAAATGACTGAGCAATTTTACTTACTGGTACTAAAATATTTCCCATTATTTTCTCCGTTAATAACTAACTATAAATATCTATTTACTAATTTTTTTACATCTTTTTCACTCCATAGACTCCTATACAAATGAAGTCCATGTGAATCAGATTCATATTCAAGTACATCTTTATATGATTCCCAATCTACTGGACAAAAATATTCTTTTGGTAAAACATATTCCCTTAGATTATATAATGTAATCAATTTTGTAAATAAATCTGGTCCTAAATCTCCATGAGATATAGTTTTATTTTTCTTTGCCATAATCCAATCTGTCCAATCATCAAAAAAAGATTCTCCCATCTCTTTAGCATATAAAATACAAGTTGCTACATGATATGAATGTGTACTATCTCCCTGTTCACTAAATACAAATCGTTCATTAAAATCGTATGGTTTTAAGCATAACACATCTAAATCAGTATATAAACCACCCCGCTGATAAAGTAACTGTGCTCTAAATAAATTAGAAAATGCTATAGCTGTTCCTTTTGAATGACCTTCATCGTAAGTGAAATACTCACTAAACTGTACTATGTGATTTGCATTCGCTATAACCACCTTATCAGGTACTTCAATATCTAAATCATATACCCAAAGATTAAACTCATATCCATTCTTTATCCAAGACTCAATACATAACTTTTCAAGTTCACCTAATTCTGAACCATGCCAGAATCCATTTACAACTTTTTCCATACCCAAATAGGTTCTCCAAATTTTTTATCTTCTTTGTTTTCAAGTGATTTTTCTGTCCATACAGAACCTTCATAAGTTTTTGCAGTTCCTGCTCCACCACTATTCGGTCTTTTTGCCATTTCCATTCCAATACAACCTTGATACTCTCCTAACTTGGATAAGTAGTCATTCATTGGATTACAAATCTCTAACCAACCCCTTTCGGTTGACCATTTTGAGTTTGTATAAACATCACTAATGTTCACCAATAAATATCCACCTGGTCGAATACTTCCCCAAATATTACCCAAGGTCGATTGTAGAAAATCCTTGTTCCAATCGTTTATATCTTTGTATCTAACCCAACTTTGAGTATCATCATAACTATAACGCTCTACGCTAAAGTATGGTGGACTCGTAAATACCATATCGAAGTGTTCGTTATACGGTGAGAAGTCAAAATCTTCTGCAGGACTACAATGGAAATCACACTTTCTCTCGTGTTCAAAGAATCCCAAGTGTTTGTCGTAAAACTCTGATTGTTCCTTATAGATAGGGTGATTCTCCTTTCTTGGATCTATTCCTACATAGTGTTTTCCGTGTTCACTTGCGTAGAATCCAGCCAACCTATCACCCCATCCCATTGAAAAGTCAAGTATGTTCTCTGACTCAAACATATCGTAAATTATCTTTGCTACATTTGGTTTAAATTGAGAACAAATATACTTTCTCAATCCAATCATAGTCCTCAATATATTTCTGTTTATCTTGGTCATTTTAAGTGAGTATGCACTTCCCATAAGCGTGGTCATAAACTTATGAGTTTCCCAAGTCCTTTTAGGTCCTGGTGCTACCGAACCATCCACACTCCATCTATTTTCTATTTGGAAATAGTTACTAGCGTCATTACCAGAATTTAGTCGTCTGAAATATAATGGTTTTCCATCATATTCCAAATTATAGGTGTATTCTGTTCCTTCTCTTGCATACCACTCACCCTCTACCATAATTTCATTCCATTTCATACCCTTTAGTTTTTGGAAATCCTTGTATGCTCTCTTTTCGGTTAAATCAGGATATGGAAGTGGGTATGTCATTGCTACTGTAGCAAGACTTTCCTTGACATCCTCTTTATCAAATGTTTCTGTTATGTATTCCCATTCTTTCTCGTTTATTTCAAGATAAGGGTCCATATTATAAAATTTATCAAAGTAATCTATATACATTAAAAGAACTCGTGTTTAATTGTTTGTTTCATTTCTGTTTTTATTTTCTCGTAATACTCTTGACCATATTTCTGAATAATAGAATCTTTTGCCTGTAACCAAATCTGTTTGACTACATTTTCTATCTTATCATCCAATATCAATTTATCTCGTTTATTTTTATGTTTCTTTTTTAACTTGTAGTGATACTTTCCATCTACTACTTTATCTAATTCATAATTGTCTGGTTTAGGACAATGTAAGTATCCCCAATTATTCATCACTAATCTATTAGACTTATTTTCTACCAATGGATACAACTTACAAAATACTGGTCTGTCATCTTCTAAACTACATCCTGTATTATCTTCCTTTAACAACTGACAACAGCCTTCTTGATTCCACTCTAATTCAAGGTCTAATCCATATTCCTTTTGATAAAATTCTTGTTCTTCTTCCGTGATTTCTACATGAAACGATGGGTGATTACAACAACCGAAGTTGCATAACCCACACATTATTTTCTTCTCTAACCACGCCTTAGAAAAAGTCATGTTTAGTAACCTTTGACTTTCTCCTTACCTCTCTATCAATAATCATTTCATATTCTGATTTATGCCACTTGATAGGTTCTATGTAATCTAAATCATATTCTTT